AAATTGCCCGAGGCCGTTCGTAACAAAATGGGTTATAAGCGTGCTGGAGGCAAAGTTAGCTCAGCCTCCAAGCGAGCCGATGGTATTTGCAAAAAAGGTAAAACGAAAGGCCGGTTTGTTTAATGTATTTAACCAGCAATATTCCGTACTTTAAATGCTGGGTAAGGAAAGAGTTTACAAATGGACACCAAAGAGATCACGGGGAGTATTTGCATGGACTGGCAGTCGCTGTCACGACCATTCCGGATCGGTGTCTTGGGTTTCAAGTCATCTTTACTGGGTGCGAAGCAGAGGGCAAACCAAATCCCTACGGTGGGGCAATGTGGGCAAGAATGCCCATCACGGCCCTGGTGGGAGACATCCCCCTTCAAGAATGGCCAGACCGTATGGAAACACATTTGGCGCAGCCCTGGGACTGTAGTTCATACGACCACGGGATCGTCAAGATTCAACGGGCGCAGCCGTCTCCCTGGTTATGCAAGATCAATAATGAGTTCCATACTGGTCGATATTTGTTCACGGTGGACTATGCTGAAAGTGATGTTTCAGAAGATCCATCCCAACACAAACAGAGCCATGTGCTTATTTTGACGGATGCCGGAAAATGGACAGGAAACGTAGTGGCTTTACCCAACAATCGAGTGCGAGTCACCAGCCCGGCGTATTGGGTGACCGGAGAGGGAGCGCCCGATTTTCGACCCAGCCAATGGATTCATTGTGCGGAGCAAGACGATTCGTACATGGATCCCGAGGTGACTTTTAACAACTTGTATAAGGAGTAGTAAAAATGATGAAGTCTAAAATGATGGCAGGCGGCGGCATGATGTCCAAAATGAAAAATGGCGGCGGTGTGGCAACCAAAATGGGTGCAGTGAAGACTGGTAAACCTGCTATGGGTAGTGCTTCTAAACGGGCTGACGGGATTGCTGTAAAAGGCAAAACCAAGGGAATGATGCTGGCTGGTGGTGGCATGATGTCTAAGATGAAAGCCGGTGGTGGTGTCATGTCCAAAATGAAAGCCGGTGGCGGTGTCATGTCCAAGATGAAGAAGTCTGGTGGGGCCTACAAATGAGACCGAGTCGGGGCATGGGAGCGGTTAGCCCATCCAAGATGCCAAAGGCAAAAACCATCAAGCGGAAAGACAAACCGCAGGATGTTGAAATGTTTGCTGGTGGCGGCCTTTATGCCAACATCGCCGCAAAGAAAAGACGTATCGCTGCGGGGTCTGGTGAAAAGATGCGTAAGGTTGGAGAAAAAGGCGCTCCTAAGAAAAGCGACTTTGCCCAAGCTGCAAAAACGGCATCTTATAAATCAGGCGGGGAGTCTCGTGTAAACGAGGCTGGAAACTACACCAAGCCCGGACTACGGAAGTCTATCTTTGAGCGAATTAAGGCCGGTGGTAAGGGCGGTGCTCCGGGGCAGTGGAGTGGTAGAAAAGCACAAATGTTGGCTATGCAGTATAAAAAGGCTGGCGGTGGATATAGAGACTAAAACCTGCACAATGTGCGGGGAGGAGAAGATCCTTGATTTGTTTAGGAATCGAGGTGGCGCTCAGAAGCACCTATTAAAAAGTAGGTGCAATACTTGTCTTTATAAGGAACACCGCCGCTGGACAGAAGAAAACCCAGATAGGGTTAAGGAGTACAGAAGTAAGGATAGTTGGACGCTTACTAAACGATGTGCTAGGCGTGGTATTACACCAGAACAATTGGTAGACGTTTATGAACGACAAGAGGAATGTTGTGCAATCTGTAAAAAAGATATTGAGTTGATAGATAGCGCAATTGACCATAACCATGAAACTGGCGAATTTCGTGGTGTTTTATGTAAGCAATGCAATAGGGCTTTAGGTATGTTTCAAGATAGTGAAAAAGTGTTACAGAATGCTTTGGACTATCTAAAGATGTTTGGGAGTTATGGAGAGTATAAGTGAAGTGGTCGGATAAGCGCAAAAAGGCCGTTGACTGTAATAACCCAAAAGGTTTTTCAGAAAAAGCACATTGCGCTGGACGAAAGAAAAAGATGGCTGGTGGTGGATTGGCAAAGTCCCAGCAGAGTTTGAAAGATTGGACTGCTCAAAAGTGGAGGACTAAAAGTGGCAAACCTTCTACGCAAGGACCGAAGGCTACAGGGGAAAGATACCTCCCTTCCGCCGCCATCAAAGCGCTCTCGCCGCAAGAGTACGCTGCCACCACCCGAGCCAAGCGTGCAGGAAAAGCCGCAGGAAAACAGTTCGTGGCTCAACCCAAAAACGTGGCTAAGAAAACTGCGGGGTACAGGTAATGGCAACTAGCGGCACTGTTGCTTTTAATTTAGATCTCAACAATATCGTTGAGGAAGCCTTTGAGCGCTGTGGGCAGGAGTTGCGTTCTGGTTACGATATGCGGACGGCTCGCCGTTCTCTTAATCTACTGACCATTGAGTGGGCTAATCGAGGCATTAATCTGTGGACGATTGAGCAGGGAGTTATTCCTATGGTTCAAGCCCAGATTTGTTATGCGTTACCTATTGATACTATTGATTTGATGGACATGGTAATTCGTACCCAGACAGGTATTAGTCAGAGTGACATTAATATTAACCGGATTTCTAGTAGCACTTACTCTACGATCCCTAATAAAAATGCTCAAGGCCGACCCATTCAAGTTTGGATTGATCGTCAAACAGGTGATACCAATACAACCTCTATTACTTTAAACGGTGCTGTAACTTCAACAGCAACTACGATTACTCTTAGTTCAGTGGTTGGGTTAAATTATGTTGGGTTTATTAAAGTTGATAATGAAACTATTGGATACAATCAAATATCAGGTAATGTACTTCAAAGTTGTGTTCGTGGGGTAGATAACAGTACCGCTGCTTCTCATACAAGTGGCACAGCCGTGTCGGTACGCAATCTGCCTAATATCTGTGTGTGGCCTTCGCCGGATCAGTCTAATTTTTACACGTTTGCTTACTGGCGGCTCCGCAGGATTCAAGACGCTGGTAATGGGGTAAACACTGAGGATATCCCGTTCCGTATGTTGCCGTGTATGGCCGCAGGATTAGCTTATTACTTGTCTTTAAAAATACCTGGAGCAGAGCAACGAATTCAAATGTTAAAAACTTTTTATGAAGAACAATGGACATTAGGCTCAAGTGAAGACCGAGAAAAGGCTTCCTTGCGTTTAGCTCCACGACAGTATTTTTATTGAGGATGAGCAATGGCCGGTCCAAAGTTTGCCTCGGGCAAGAAAGCGATAGCGGAGTGCGACAGATGCGGGTTTCAGTACAAACTGAAAGAGTTGAAAAAATTGGTCATCAAGACCAAGAATATAAACCTGCTCGTCTGCCCTACCTGCTGGGAGCCAGATCAGCCACAGTTACAGTTGGGGATGTATCCGGTGTACGACCCGCAGGCGTTAGAGAACCCAAGAAAGGACAACTCTTACTTGCAAGCTGGTCTAACAGGGATTCAGACCGAGACATTGACGGCTCCGAACGATGATGAAGATGCCTTTGGATTACCGTCAGGTGGCAGTAGAATTTTTCAATGGGGTTGGAATCCTGTTGGTGGTGCAAGTGCTAATGATGCAGGGTTAACCCCTAATAACTTGGTTTTGAGCATAACGCTTGGAACTGTAACTGTGGTTACAACTTAGGAGTAAAAGATGAAAAAGAAAGAAATGAAGAAGGTGGCTAAGACTGAGGTTAAGGCCCATGAGAAAAAGATGCACAAAATGAAAGCCGGTGGCCCAACTTCTATGGACAGAATGAAGTACGGAAGAAATATGGCTAAGGTGATGAACCAGCGTTCAAGCGGAAGGGGTCGATAATGGCTAAATTTTCTAAAAAGGTTGGTGGTAAAGAGATCGGCCCTGCCGAAGTGTATGCAGCCCCCCATACCATGACTGGAAAAGAGACGGACGTTCAGACCTACATGAAACATGAAACCGGAGCGCAAGTCGTGGACAAAATTAATATGTCTATCGGCGTGATTAGCAAAGGTAACTATGCTCCTGTTAATCCTTATGGGACTGGTGTCATGCGTGGCGGCGGTGCTGCTATCAAGGGTCTTAAGATCAGCGGGAAAATGGGATAAATGAACTACGCAACGCTGTTTAAGACGATTCAGGCTTACGTTGAGAATGACTTCCCGACGACGGTAGTCATTGATACTGCTTCGTCTAATACTAACTTTACGAATAAGGAGCAGATTGACACCTTTATTCGTCAAGCCGAACAGCGTATTTACAACAGCGTTCAACTTCCGGTATCTCGCAAAAACGTGACTGGGCAGTGCACAATAAATAATAAGTACCTGTCTATGCCTTCCGATTGGTTATCAGTCTTTTCTTTGGCTAGGATTAACTCGGATGGGACGCAAGAGTACTTGTTAAACAAAGACGTCGAGTTTATCCGTGAGTCTTTTCCTGACCCAACGTACTACGCTGCGCCCACCCACTACGCCATTTTTAAGGGGCCAAACATCGTCCCGGGCGATCAGTCAACTGTAATCCTCGGACCCACGCCAGATACCGACTACAACATGGAACTGCACTATTTTTACTATCCGCAGTCAATTGTTGACAACTCCAGCGGCACTTCTTGGCTCGGTCAAAACTTTGACACAGTCTTGATATATGGTTCGCTGCTTGAAGCGTACACCTACATGAAAGGTGAAAAAGATGTTAACGACGTTTATATTGGTCGTTACAATGAGGCATTAGCCATGTTGAAACAACTTGGCGAGGGCAAGAACCGGCAAGATATGTACAGAACAGAACAAGCGAGGTATCCAGTCCGATGAGCAGCATGAGCGAAGTAGCCTTCCTCTTAGGAGGCAATCAAGTGCGGGTTTTAACCACTTCAGGTCGTGGTTTTACACCAGAGGAAGTTGCAGAGCGGGCGCTCGACAAAATTATTCATGTGGGATCTCAAACTCATCCTGCAATCAGGGATCAGGCTGAGGCCTTTAAAAATCAGATCCGTCAGGTTTTGGTTTTTTATATGAAGGAGGCGATTAAGTCAAATCACACGACTTTAGCCAACAAATTCAGGAAAGCAGGACATCCTGAGTTCGTTAAACTTTTAGATGATTAAGGAGCCTTAAAATGGCAATTACCCAAGCAATGACCACCTCTTTTAAAGCGGAACTGCTTTTGGGGGTACACGACTTTCGTCCTACCGGTGATACTGGATCGGATACATTTAAGATCGCTTTGTATACTTCTTCGGCTACATTAAATGCCAACACCACGGCATACACTGCTTCAAACGAAGTGTCATCTTCTAGCACTAACTATACAGCAGGTGGTCAAGCATTAGCCAACACCGGTGTAACGGCAACTAACATTAACGCTAATACCGGTACAGGCTTTTGTGATTTCTCTGACGAGACGTTTGTTAACGCTAACTTTACCGCTCGCGGTGCGTTAATTTATAACACCACCCCTTCGGCAAATAGCAACGCTAACACTACACTGACTAATGCTTCAGTCTGTGTTCTGGACTTTGGCGCTGATAAGACTTCGTCTGACGGTGATTTTACAATTATTTTTCCGACTAACGACGCTTCAAACGCAATCATTCGGATTGCTTAAGGAAGAATCATGGCTTTTGTAATAGCCGATAGAGTCAAGGAAACCACTACCACTGGTGGAACCGGCACAGTCACTCTCGCGGGGGCTGTTGCTGGATTTCAGTCGTTCTCAGCCATAGGCAACAATAACTCTACGTACTACACGATTATTGATGCCACAAACGGCACTTGGGAAGTGGGGATTGGGACGTATACCGCCTCTGGTACTACTTTAAGTAGAGACACGGTTCTATCGTCATCTAGTAGTGGGAGTCTAGTCTCTTTTGCAGCGGTATCAAAAGACGTATTTGTAACCTATCCGGCTACAAGGTCGTACTACGGAGTTGGTAGTCAAGGTGTTTCAATTAACAACTCACAGATCGCTGAGAGTGGGGCATTCCCTTCTACATATAACGGCTTGTCGGTTGGTCCAATTACGGTGCAATCTGGCGTTGCTATTACCGTGCCCTCTGGGCAGAAATGGATTGTGATATGAGTTCAATAGCCGCAGGAACCACACTAACAACGGCGCTAGTTGCTACCGGAGATACTGCCGGGAATTTGGTTTTAAAGACTAATGGGACGACTACGGCGTTAACGATTGGGACAGACCAAGTAGTCACATTAGTTCAGCCGCTTCCGGTTGCATCGGGTGGCACAGGCACTACATCCGCGACCTTTGTAAATCTGGCGACTAATGTTACTGGCACGTTGCCGGTAGCTAACGGCGGAACAGGGTTTACAAACGCTACCGCTTATGCAGTATTGTGCGGAGGCACAACATCAACGGGGGCATTTCAGTCGATTACTTCAGTTGGTACATCGGGTCAGGTTTTGACTTCTAACGGAGCAGGTGCTCTGCCAACGTTTCAAACGTCGTCTGGTATATCAACAGGTAAAGCCATCGCTATGGCAATCGTGTTCGGAGGATAAAAATGGCTGCACCTAATATAGTTAACGTAACATCAATCTTCGGCAAAACAGCGGTTCAAGCCGTTACTACATCAGCCACGGCAATTGTGACCAACTCTGCAGCCAGCAACAAAGTTCTCAAGATCAATGCTTTGTATGTGGCTAACGTAGACGGGACTAATAATGCTGAAATTACGGCAGATGTATTTCGCTCTTCAACTGCGTACAAAATTGCTTCAACAATGACTGTGCCTGCCGATGGATCAATTAGCCTTTTAGATCAGTCAATTTATTTAGAAGAAGGTGATAGTTTGCGTCTGACCGCTAATGCTAATAGTGATCTTGAAGCCGTATGTTCGTATGAGGAGATTTCGTAATGCAACCGGGAAACGGTAGCGTTATTGGCAAAGTAAATTCGCCAACTACTAGCACAGCCCGTGGGATGTGGGCCATGAATGAGGTCCAGCGTGCGATATTAGAAAGCGCTTGGCCTAGTATTGTAGGATCTTACACCGTCATCCAAGAGTTCAAAGCCACTACTGATTGGACTTGCCCTACTGGTGTGACAGAGGTCGATTACCTCGTTGTCGCTGGTGGTGGAGGTGGTGGCGGCTGCCAGCCGGGAGGTATTGCTGGAGGTGGCGGTGCTGGCGGCTATCGAACAGGTACAGGATTAGGTGTTACTGCTGGAACTACATACACAA